CACGGTGAGGTAGTCGTTGCCGGAGGCCTCGCCGCCGACGAGGGCGGCTCTGGTGAGCTTGGTGCCGGCGCCGTACTGGACGTTGGTGCCGCCGTTCAGGACCTCGCGGGTGATGGTGTCAAGGGTGCGGCCCGCCTGGTCGGAGATCATCCGGGTGGCCTCCATCAGGTTGTTGTCGATGGCGGTCAGCATCAGGATGTCAGACAGCTCGATATAGCCGCCGTACTGAGCGACGGTGGCGGTGATGGCGGAAACGCTCATCTTCTGGCCGTCGGGGGTGACGCCCTCAGTCAGGGGAGTCAAAGCCTTGGGCAGGCTGTCGTACTTCCGAAACTCGATGGTCTTGCCGCCGTTGCGGGGGATGGGCTGCTTCTGTCCAAACTGGTCATGGACAAGCAGAGGCTCGGCCAGCCGGATAAGGTAGGTCGAGTAATAGGTTTTCATCTCGTCACTCAGACCGCCGTCCGTAGTGACGTTGGTGTTGCCGGCAAACATGTCAAGCATGATTACAGGCAGTAGCTTGATGTTGGTAAGCATATTATTATTCTCCCTTCATGTTGTCGGCACGAAGGGCGGTTCTCAGAATACTATTCTTTCGCCCCGTGCCACTCGTTTTGCTATGTCGTCAAAATCAGCAAGAGTCAGCTTTGACGGGTCACTCTTGATGATGGCGGGACTCTGAGAGGATGCTCCATTCTCTGCCGGACGGGTACCTCTTGCCCGGACGTTGTTTACCACTGCCTGCTCCGCGTTCTTTGCCGCCGTCTGGGTAGCTTCGCCCATAAACTGGTCGTAATACTTCCCCTTGTATGCCATTTCCATAGGAACGCCGGCATTTATAGCGGCCATGAAGTTGCGGTCCTGAAGCTCAGTCCGCAGGTCGAAGCCGGGAAACTTCTTTTTCAGCTCCTGCGCCTCGCCGTACCACCGCTCGGCCTTTTCCCGGTTTCGCTGAGCGGCAATATCGTTTTCACGTATCGCATCGAGGGCCGCGGAGTCCTGCTTATACTTGCGGAACTGGCGGAACTGCTCCACGCTCATGCCGGCCTCGTCGGCAGCGTCGGCCCACGTGTCCTCGTCGCCTTCTACGGCGGACTTGATGGCGCCGATATCCGCGTCGTCAGCCAGACGGTACTTGGTTTTGAGAATGTCGGCAATCTCTTTGTACTGCGCGTTCTCCGCCTCTACCGTCTTTGTGTGGGAAAAGCGGCGGTCTATTATCTTCTGGGTACGCTCGGTAAATTCGTCCTTGTACTCTCCGTTGATGAGCTCGTCGAACTTCTTTCGACGATCCTCCGGGGTGTCCTGCTTTGGCTGCCCGGCGTCGGCGGCCTGCTGTACCGGCTCCACGGCTTCTGCCTGTTTGCCGTACATGATTATCGGTTTTTCGCCCGCGTTGCCCTGCCCGGCGACGGCAGGATTGACCTGTGATTCGCCCGGTGTGCCGCTGGGAGCGGCTGCCGCGCCTCCCTCCCCGTCAAAAAGCCTGAGGGAGATTTTACGCAGCAAGGTTATCCTTTCGTTCATATTTCCTCCTTTGGTGTCGCGGATATAGCGCCGTGTCGCTTGCCTGTCAGTCGGGCGGACGGGAGAAAGGGTAAAGGACCGCCCGCCCATGTTGACAGAGGAAGTTAATTATATTTTATGCAGTCCTGTCGGATTTTTCGCCCAAAGTCGGCGAAAATCTTATGGAAACCGCCCCCGGTGCGTCTGCCTGCAACTGTAAGAAGCCGCAAAGGAGAAACTCCCACACGTTTTCCGCGCCCGGATCTCCGGTCTCATAGCTGATTTCGGCGTCTCCGGAGTCCAGCTTCGCGCTCACGTTCCAGGCACTGTCGGTGTTTATGAGCCAAACGTACAGCGAGTACATCAGCGTGGAGATCCCGGCGCAGGTATCCGGTCTGCCCTTGGCGTGCCCCTTTGCCGTCACGGTATGCCGGGTTCCTTCCCGGCTCATCGTCACCTGCGTCATCGTCTGCCGGGGTTGGCCGCGTTGGAGCTCACGGCCATATTGGGCACTGAGCGGGCCGCCAGTCTCTGACCGTAGCCCGTCATAGGCGTCTGCGCTCTCGCTGCGGCACTTGCAAGCCCGCCTGACGGCGCGGCCTGCGCCGGGGCACCTGTCTGTACCGCTCCGCCCTGCGTGCCGCCTGAGGCCGGCTGAGCGGGCGCTATGCCCATAGCCGCCTTGAGCATGCTGTTCTCCTGCGCCAGCTGCTGCACGAGGTTGAGCAGCGTCATTCCCTGCTGTACCTGTTCGCGCACGTCGTCTATGCCCTCAAACTCCATCATGTTCAGGGCGATAAGCGCCTCCTGTGCCCGGTCCGGCGAAAAGAAGCCCATAGAGTAGAGCTCCTTTGCCGTCTCGTTCATCTCCATGCGTGAGAAGGGGTTGCGCTTCTGCGCCTTGATTTTGAGGTCGAACACGGGCCGGCGGTAAAGCTCTATACCCGCCGCGTCGGTGCCTATGGGATGCTCCTGCAGCTTGGAATTGTCCAGCTCCACGAACTCAAAGCCCAGACCGTTGGGCGCGGTCACGCGGAACGCCCTGCCCTCGGTGTAGAACTGCCGCATCAGCTCAATGCACAGCATGGCGATGCGGGTATAGCACCGGTAGCTGGCGGCTATCATATCCCGGCTTGCCTTGTTACCGGCCTCCTGCAGGGCTGCTATGGCGGAAGCAGCGGTCACGCCGGAGGACGTGCCTCCGTTTGTCATGTCGCGGTTGGCCGCTGTCTCCTTCATCTCGTCTATCTTCTGATTGACGACGGACACGTATATGTCGCTGATGGGCTGAGTGACTATCTCCCGCAGGCGCCTGTCGTCTATCTCGCCCTCAACGCGCACAAGGGGCTTGTTCCAGTCAAGGAACTCGTCCTCGTTGACGTTGGTGGCGGCGCTGACGAAGAAGCGCTTTTTTGTGCCCATCATGGCAGACTCCAGTATGTTGGCGCTCAGCTTGTCTATGTAGAGCTGCGGGTCTTTGCATATCGCGACGTACCCGAAGCCGACGGGAGTCCCCTTTTCGGGGAACATAACGTCCAACTCTATGGGGTAGCGCCCGTGGTCGTAAAACCCCCGGTATCTGTACTCCGGGTCGTTCTCGCTGGCGTAGAGAAGAATATCTCCCACGAACTTGACGTAGTGCAGCAGGGTGCGTCCGTCGGCGCTCTTGACCTTGTAGTACCAGTCCACCACCACGCTCTTGCCCTCGGTGTCAACGTTGTCATCGTACTGATACTGCTTTACGTCCACGGCGTTGCCGCTCATCTTCCCCGCGTATTGCGGGTACTGCTGGTCCAGCAGCTCCGTGTCCACAAGATCCACCACGAACAGGTTTGCGCTGTCCTGAAGGTCCTGTATCCCCGGCTCCCAGAAGAGCTTGAGCAGGTCTATGTCCCTGATATCTATATCGCCCAGGCCGTTCTCCTTGCTGTTGTCCCAGAATACGCCGTAGGCTGACGTGCCGTGCTTGAGCTTCTCCCACCACGCGTCGTCGTAGGTCTCCTCAAAGTCGTTTCGCTCCATGACCACGGGCAGGACCTCAGACAGTATGCTGGCGCTCTCCGCGTCGCTGGGCTCGCGGGGCAGCACCACCGGCTCAGGGAAGTTGTCCATAGCGTCGGCGTGCTTTGTGAGGATGGCGTTGAACAGCCACGCGCTTGAAGGCTCAGGCACCTCGCCGGGTCGGTTGGACTTGCCGCCTCTTATGGCGTCCCAATGGCGGAGCTGCCACCACTGCTCGTCCTCAACGACACGCGTCTCCAGGTTGGCCTTGCCGTCCTTGTACTTCTTCAAAATCTCCGTGGCCTTGCGCACGTCGTCCACCGTGATGACGGGGCTTGAGTCCCGCGTCAGCAGCATAGCCGCCACTTTGGGATCTACGCTCTCCTGCTGTATTCCGGGCAGTCCGGCGCCGGCCATTCTTGACATGGGCTGCTCCACCGGCGCGGGAGCCGCTCTCCGTCCGAATATGGGCATGGCGGCCTCCTTATTCCTGCGGCGCGCTCATGATGCCGGCGGCGATAAGCAGGTCCAGCAGACCGTTGAAAGCCGTGGCACAGTCTTCCGCGGTGGCGTTTTCCGGGTCAAGTTTGGTCGCGGCCTCCGCCATCTTCACGCCGCCGATGGCGGTCTCGGTGGCGGCGGGCAGCAAGTAGGCGTCGTCCTTCTTCAGGTAGTGGGGGTCGGCGCCGTAGTCACCGAAGAAGCGTATGCCGTTCATGGCGGCTTTGGCCTCGGCGGTCAGGGCGCTGCCGTACTCCTTCTCCACCTCTGCCAGCTCCACGTCGCCGGCGGTCAGGATGTAGGCCTTGCCGGTCAGGGGCCTCAGGGCAATAGTCTTGGGGACTATGCCTATGGCGTTGGCGTCGTTTGCTACGTTGCCGCCGATGGAGATAGGCGTGCCGGCTTTCAGAGGAAAGGTCACGGCAGCGGATATCTCGACGGACTTGTACTGTGCGTTTTCGATTTTCATGATGTCCTCCTTGTTTTGTTCAATACGTGGTGTACCACGCATATCTACGATTTGTCGTGTTATAGTCATCCGTGCTTAACGGGTCGTACTCTTTCGGTTTGGGCGGCTCGATGGCCGGCGGGCTTATGGGCCTCGCCATGCAGACGTAGCGCGTCATATCCGCTATGTGGTCCTCCAGGTCGGTGTCTATGTCCTCCGGATAAACCTCGTCGTATTTGAGCAGCGGCAGCGTCCTGATGAACTGTCGGCACGTCTTGAAAACGTACATCATCGGTATGCCGTTCTGGTCGAAGCGCAGGCGGTAGTGCATCTGCATCCATCCCGGCAGGCGCTTGTTGTCGCCGCGCTCGAAGTACACGCCCAGCTTCTCGCCGGTCTCCGCTACGCTCTCGCCTCGCGAGGCGTCCCATATAGACGGGTCTGCCACGCCGTATATGTACTTTCCCTTCAGCCAGCGGTGCTCGCTCTCAATGCGCTTGACCTCGCGGAATATCTGGTCGGGCGTCCACTTTACGCCGGTGTTCGGCTCCGTGGTGCAGCCGTAGAGCTCCAAAATGTGGTAAAGCCTCCCGTCATGATCCACGGCAAACCAGCCGACGGAGAAGGGCTTGGCATATCCGAAGTCGAAGCCCCGGTATATCCTCCAGTCCGCCGGGATATCAAAGGGGTCTATAACGTGGGTGAAGTGACGGTCTATGTAGTGCTCCGGATCGTCGGTCCACTCTTCAAAGACCTGTCCGCCGTCAATACCCCAGTCTCCCAGGCCGGCCACTTTGTAACGCGTGGGGTTGTACTGCTTCATGCGCTCAAAGCGCCGAAGATCGTCCTCATCAAGCCACTCGTTGCACATGTAGTTGGTGGTCATGGCAAGGATATCCGGGTCAGGCTCCGCGTCGAAGAAGCGGGATTTCAGCCATGATGAAGAGCTCCACGGGTTAAACGTCAGCGTGATCTGCTTGAAATAGCTCTCGCAGCCCTCCGGGAACTCGCCTCGGATGGTGTCGTCGATGAGATCGAACTCCTCTTCGCTTTCGATCTCGTAGGCCTCCTCTATCCAGCACCAGCAGATAAGGCCTACCGGGCAGGATATGGAGGATAGCTTGTAGGGGTCATCCAGGCCCCGGAAAAATATCTGCTGCCCCGTGGGCTCATACACAGCCCCCAGGGGAGACAAAGTAAAGCGCCACAGGTGCTCCACGTGCAGCCGGCGGGCCGCCCACTGCAGATCGGAAAAGCAGCTGTCCCGCAGCGTAGCCGCCACCTTCCGGATCACAAGCGCGTTTGCCAGCGGATATCTCATCATCCGGTAGATGATGTTCAGCGCCGTGGTCTTGCTCTTTTTTGAGGCTCGGGAGCCTTTGCAGACACGACTATCGGTAGCGCCCCGTAAACCGCCAGAAGGTACCGTATCCTTTTCCGACCACATCTGGAAGATTGACAGCAATGCTACTCACACAATCACCTCCCACCTATAGCCCGCGGCGGTATGATTCTTTGCTTTTAGTGCCCATTGCAGCGCTTGTACCGTGACATTGTGAGCTCTGGCGGCCTCAGATACAGACGAATACACGCTGATTGCTGCCCCAGTGTTTTTATCAATCTTCGCAACTCTGATGCCATATAATTCAGTTTTTGTTTTGCGCATCTTGGCGCAATGGGTGCCGTAGGTGTTGTTATATGCGATTGAGCACCACTCCAGATTTTCTACGTCGTTGTTCGCTTTGTTTTCGTCCTTGTGATTCACCGACGGAAGGCCTTTTGGATTTGGAAGAAACGCTTCTGCTACAAGACGATGCACATAAGCGGTCATTTTTCGTCCATATTTGAGGTCTGTAATGCAGTACCCTGTCTTTGTAATCCTGGATGCCTTTAGCGCTTTTGTTTCCTTTACCCGGACGCGTCCCTTGTTTGATACTTCATAAGCAGGGCGCTTTGTAACGGTTCTCCATTCTTCGTTCGTAGTCATACCAACGAAACCTCCGTATTTTCCTTTTAGCTGTATTCCTTACCCACTGTCAGTCACTCAAATCATCCTCTCCGGCAAAAAGCACCGGCTGTACGCCGCTTACGTCCACCTTGTCCCGGAAAAGGCCGTAGCGCCGGCCTAAAAGCTCCGCAGCCTTAAGCCGCTCGTTCTCCGCGGGCGCTTTCTCCACGTCCCTGGCCTCGCTCATGTAGTCCCCTATGGACTCCACCACCACGATATGGGATCTGCTCTCGCCTCTTACCACGCTGGTGAGATAGCGAAGGACCTCGTCCGCGTCGGCTATGGCGTCAACGTGCTTCGCGGCCAACCGCTGGTCGATATAAGCCTTCAATGCTGGTTTTGTGAGGTTCTCCGCACCCATCGCTGCAGCAGTCTTTTCGGAGTAACCGGCTTTCCTGGCGGCGTCGGAGGCGTTTCCGCTGATCAAATACTCATCGCAGAATCGCTGCTGTTTTACCGTCATCTTGTACTCTGCCACTGGCGTCACCTCCTTAACTTTTGATTTTATCGCCTATAATTGCACATTTCGCCCAAAGAGGGCGGGAATTACATCCCGCCCTCTTTGGATTTGCGCTTTACTGTTACTTTGTAAACGTCCTCGTCTCTGTCTGCAAGCACGGTCCA